GTAACAGAGCCTATAGCTGGTGCTACAGTTTCTACTGCTCTACCTAAGAACACTGCATACATGGTATCTGAACCAGTAATTGCAGAGGATAGGGTTAGTGTTGTACCTGATACAGTATAAGCATCATTAGGATTCTGCCTCACATTGTTAATGAACAAAGCTAAATCTTGGGGATTTGTTACTGCATAACTTAGCGTATAGGTATCAGTAGCAGAGGTAGTAAAACTCTGTTTTTGTAGAGTTTGATATTTATCTGCTGGTGTATTTCCGATATACATTACTTTTCCTATGCTGATATAGCGTCTATGTAACTACCCCAAACATCAACACTTGTTGCTGTATCGGATTGTATTTTTAAAACACTTCCATTTTGTAAATTTATTTTTGAGTTACCAGTGACCTCTAAAGAGCCACCAACTGGTAATGGTGTATTTTTTTGTAAGTAATAATCACTACCACCACTTGATATGAATACTGAAACATTGATTGCGCTACTTGCTACGTTACAAACTCTAAGACCAATAATACAATCATTAGTGTTAGCAGTTAATAATGTAGAAGCAGAAGTGCCAACATTTCTTGCTTTTATTTCTGTAAAGTCTTGAGCCATTATTTTCCTTTCTTAATCAAAGAGCAACAGCTAATGCTATTGCAAATCCTTTCGTTGCAAATCCACTTGTGTCTGTGGATTCAATGTTATTCCATGCTGACCCGTCATAATATTTAAGAACACTACTTGTAGTATTAAAATATAAGTCGCCAGCGTTAAGTGCATCTCCGTCATTATCTACTGTAGGATCAGATGCTTTTGCTCCTAAGTAAGTATCATCAAAATTATCAGCGGCCGCTTCAGCAGCAGCTTGAGCTGTCTGGGCTGCAGTAGCCGAACTAGCTGCGTTTGTTGCTTGTGTTGAAGCTGTTGTAGCTGAGTTAGCTGCGTTAGTAGCAGATGTAGCCGCAGCAGTAGCGCTGTTAGCTGCATTAGTTTCACTCGTAGTAGCATTAGAAGCTGAAGTTGACGCTTCAGAAGCTTTTGTTGTAGCTGTAGTAGCTTGTGTTGTTGCAGTTGTTGCTTGCGTGGTTGCTGTAGTTGCAGAACTTGCAGCGGACGTAGCAGACGAAGCAGCATTAGTTTCTGATGTGCCTGCATTTGTGGCTGCAGTTGAAGCTGTTGTAGCTGAATTTGAAGCATTGGTTTCCGACGTTGCAGCATTAGTTGCTGATGAAGATGCTTCAGTAGCTTTTGTTGTAGCTGTAGTAGCAGAAGTAGATGCAGTTGTTGCACTTGAAGCTGCATTCGTTTCTGATGTAGATGAATTTGTTTCTGATGTAGCTGCGTTAGTTTCAGAAGAAGCAGCAGCAGTAGCAGACGAAGCCGCAGCTGTGGCTGAAGCCGCTGCGTTTGTTGCTGATGTTGCAGCTGAAATAGTTGACGTATCAATATAACCTTTTGTAGCTGCATCCGTTGATGCTGTCGGTGTAGCTAAGTTTTTAAGTCTTTTATTATTAACGTCCCATTGAAAATCTGTGTTGTCTGTTGATATAACATCTTGGCCGTCATCAATTGCTTCTTGCGACATAAAAAATGCCTGTAACGAATCTGTATCTAAATCATCTTCTTTTAATACAGAGCCAGCAACATAATCTGTTAATCTTGCAGTTTGGCTTGATGTTCTTCTAAATTCAATTGCAGCACTTGCTGCTGGTGCAGATGCTAATGTAGCTGTTGTTCCTGCTGCATTTAATGTAAATGTTGTACTTGCACCGTTTACTGTACACGCTAAATGCGCGCTATCAATATATGAAAATGGTATAGAAAACGCTGTTGTGCTTCCATTACCCGTGTATCGTACGTATGAGTTTGCCATGATATTTCCTATAGAGGTGCCTGTTTGTTGTTAGTAGTTTAGTAGTTTGTCTAATGTTGTTCCACTAGACTGTGTGGTGTCGACCAACACACTTTTATTGCGTTTTGCTGTTGTCTGTGCTTCGTAATCTATTTTTAATGCATTATTTTGATTAATAATTTTTGTTCTTATTGCTGCTTTATATCTATTATATTCTGCACGAATAATTGCAGCTTTAGTATCATTTAAATATCCTGTTGTTTCACCTAGTCTTGCAGCTTGATACGTAGGACTTTGAATAATATCAATTAATGATTCTTTAATTGTTTTTTGTATGTTTGAACCTTCTTGTGCTAATGTAAATGTAGTTAATTCTTTAATCATTAGATCATATGGTAAATCACCATTTTTATCTTTGTATTTTTCATCAGTTAAATCAATAGAAGTTCCAGTTAATTTTTTTGATTGTTTTGTAATACCTTTACCTGGATCAGTGCTAGAAGTTGCAGCTAACTTAGCAAGCTCTTCATATAATAATCTATCAAATTTATTACCTTCACCGGTTTTACCAGTTTTACCTACAACCATTGGTGCCCACCATTGTTTAGGAAAACCAAACACACCATTACTTTTCCATTGTATTTCACCAAGTATATTTCTACGTGGTGGCAAGTTTTCAGCATCACCCCATGTAATATTTTCTAATGTGTCTGTTAAACTACGCACTTCGCGCATTGCTTCATCACTATTTGTTTGGCGCATAAAACTACTAAGTGGCACAAAACTTGTAATCATGCCATTTTTCCAACGCGAAAATCTTCCTTCACTTTGTGTGCCAACTGCTGTAAGTAATTCTGTAATGCCTTGTAAGTATGTTTTACTTGCTACATTACTAGCTAATGTTACTAATAAAGCTGCTGCAGGATCTTTTAATCTTTCAGGATTTGATTCATCAAAAAATGCAACCATGTCAGCTATAATGCCTACAGGCATAAAGCGTGGATCCATTCTGTTATATTGTACCCAACTTGTTGAGCCATCATCATTTGTAACTTTAAAAGAATAAGGCTTATGAGTTAATAACCATGCTTCACGTAATGCTGGATTTTTTGGTCCACGTCCTGTTATAACTTCGTTTACAGCTAAATCGTATGCTTTGTAAAATATTAATGTTCCAAGTAATTGTTTACCAATAACTTCAGATCTAGCAGCTCCACCTGCTTTCAATGCTTCTAAATTTCTTTTTTGTAATAAACCTGTAACAGGAAGACGCTGCATTGTGTGTCTAAATAAATTTGTAGGTGTTCTTACAAATGGTAAAATTAATTTAAATAATGGTACATGTTTATTAGCACCTTGTATTGCACCACCCATATCTAACCACGCACCACCAGCTAAATCTTCAGTAAATGTAGCAACACGTGAGTATTGTTTGGCTTCTTCATTAACAAAACGCCCTAATTCATCAAAACCTTCTGCTTCAAATTTTCTTACAAATTTGTCAAATTCTACACCTTTAAGATTTTTAGTTAACGCTTTTTGTACAGCTAATTCATGTAGCTTACCTCTGTAGTTTATTTGTTTAAATAATTCGTCGCCTGATACTAATAAACGTGAAGGTAAACGTAAAAATTTTCCTATTGTATCAAATACATACGCACCTGCTTTGTTTTTAATATTAAAATTAGCTGCTGATATAGCTTTTGGTGCTTGTTGTTCAATAATTCTACCAGCTTTATCACCTATTAAATCTTCTTCTTTAAGTGCTTTTGACACAGAAATTAATGTGTCATCAATGTTTTTTATTAATCCTCTGTATCTTGCAAAACCTAATCTTATTGAACGTCTTCCATTTTTAGTAAATGATGTTGCAACACCTCCTGCAATTAACTCTAATGGCTTTAAAAAAGTTTCAAGAAAAGTTGATGATATGTTTATTACTTGAGTTAATGGACCAGAAAGTAAACCATTAATATATAATTCAGTTACAGCATCCCATGAGCGTCGTGCAAATGAACGTTCGACAATTTTTTTGATTGCACCAAAGTCATCTATTTTTGCCATTTTTTCAGCAAAAGCTTCAACGTTACCATCAAAACTTTTAACTACATCATTTAATGCCGCAATATCTATTTTAGCAGCACCAGTTTTAATTCGACCAGCTTGTGTAGTTCTTGCTGCTGCTTGTATGGCTGTTTTTAATTCGTCTGTTGTATTTGCAATAATAGCAAGTGTTTTAGAAAATTCTGTTTTTGTACTAATAGAAGAATCACCTTTATTAATTAACCTAGCTAATCTTTTAGCTTCAAGCGCTAAACCTTGTAATGCCTTTTTAGTAGCTATAACTCTTATAGGTAATTCTGCAATGTTATCTGTTTGTGTTAAACCTTTAATAAGCACATCACTTTCCATATCCATCATTGACGATAATTCATCGACTTCTTTATTAGTAAGAACTTCACTCCAAGATTTCTTTTGACTATTTTGCATAGCCTTAACTGTAGTGTCGATTACTTTTTGAGTATCTTTTGATGATTTAAAATTCTTAACATTAATTGGTAAATCTATTTCATCAGCATTTTTAGATTTAGCAATATTTTCAGCTAGTTGTTTTTCATCTAATAAAACTTCTTTAACAATAGGTTTTGATGTTGGTTGTTCTATTTTAACTTTAACTTCTGCATCAGCAGCGTCGTCAACAATAACACCTTTACGATTTGCTTCTGCAATAATTTCATCTTCTTGTGCTTTTTTAGCTTTAAATTTTGCTACAACTTTTTGATTATAGGTTTTAAATGCACTTAAACCTTTAATTATAATATGTAAACCACCTGTAATACCTGCACCTTCTAGTGCTTGTTTTAATTTAGTTACAGCGACACCGTCATCTTCTGTATTTAAAAAATCAAACACCGGGTTCTGTAATGATGGGTAACGCGCTACTAATGTTTCAATTGCTGTGCCGTCTTCTGGATCAAATGCTGTAACATCGGCTACTGCACCAGCTGCTAGTTCTAAGCCTAAACCTTGTTTTGCTTTTTGTACAAATGTTTTACCAAGACCAATAAATTTTGATGGATCTTTTACTAATAAAGGTAATTGTTGTAATCCTTTTTTAGCAAAACCATAATTAGAAAAGAAAGCTACAATATCACTATTTAAATTTGCTATTGTACCTTCTTCAGTTTTTAAAATATCAGGAGTTAAATCAATACCAGTTTCAGGAAAATATTCTTTATGTATTAAATCTTTATCCCATTTACCAGTAGATACATATTGATAAGCATTTTCACCTAATGAAATCCAAGGATTAATTGCTAAGTTTACAAATTCAGCAGTACCTTCTGCACCTTTAAAAAAACCTCCAGCAACACCCCTACTACCTTCAACAAATTCAGAAATAAAACCTGTTTCTTTTTCTAGCTCTTCATTTTGTTCTTCAGGTAAATTCCAAGTATATTGTGTAGTAGTTTCGTTTGGTGTTATATTACCCCACTGATATTTTTCGGTCATTCAGTTGTAGTTCCTTTAATCCAACCTAGTTTACGCATTAATAATTCTTGCTGCATTAAAAATGTCATTGGATCTTTTATACCGTAAAGTTCCATAGCATCACGTATGGCACCACCTTCTATAGTAGAATTATTAAAAAGATCTAATTGTAATTGTGCTTCTTCATAAGAGCTAAACATTAATGGTATATTAGCAATACGTTCAGATTCTTTTTTTGATTTATATTCACCTAAATTAAAGGGTGCAATATCTTCACCAAATCTGATATCATAATAGTTTTTGATTTCTTGTCTTAATGAATTTGAAAATGTACGTATTCTTGTCATGTCGTATTCATCATCAGGATCAAGACCTGTTTCTTTAATATAATCTATCATAATTTGATTAAATGCATCACCAGCAAAATTACCTTTTAATTGAGCTTTCGGATCATACTTTGCCATTGGTCCACCAGTCATATCATTTACTAATAAGTTTTTTTGATCATTTACAAATTCTACAGATAAAATTTCAGATCTACGTACTTGCATTAAATTATCGTGTGCTTCACTTTCAGAATATAATTCTTGCTCTAGTTTTGCCCACTCTTTTGATGTTTTTGCATTAAATAAATTTGAACCATTACTGCGTTTATAATTTTTAACTTGGTTTAATATTGAAAAAGCAGCATCATAATTGGCATCTGGTGATCCTTTTACTGCATATTTTTCAATAACTGATTGTGCTGCACTCAATGTAATTGCATTAAATTCATCACCTGTTAAACCAGCAATAAGCTTTGCGTTTGCACCTTCTGTAGTTATTGTTTCAATAAAATTATTTGTAATACTTGTAGTTGTTGTTTTACCTTCGTCCGTGTAGCTTGCACCTTCCATAAAAATACTATTTTCTAATGAATCTACAATTACGTTTTCTAGGTTTTTTGATAATACATCTTTTTGTCGTTGTTGTATAAATGACGTATAAGATGAACTTAAATTTGCATTAGCAGATGTTACAACACCATTTAAACCTTTTTTAAAAAAGTTACTTTCTTTTTCAAGTGCTGTATTAAAATAATCAACATCATATTTAGTAGACCATTCATTAAATAGTGAGCCGTCTTTATCTTCCCATTCTGAATTAGCTGCAATATTACTATTAATCCAGTTGTTCATTGCTAAACCTTTTTGTGTATTAAATTGTATGCCGTGATTTTTACCTTTAATGTTATCATAAACTGACTGCCAATACGGTGATTGTGTACCGTCTAATTGACCTTTTGCTACTGCGTCTGCGTAAGATTTAGCTTCTGTTTCACGCGCTTTAACTAATGCATCTCTATCTGTTTTTTCAGTAATTTGTTCACCTTTATAATCTGCATAGGCATTTAAAGCTGGTGTAGCATAATTTTGTAATGTTGTAGCTAAGTCGCGTAATGGACTTTTACCTACTTGTGGTGCTCCTGAAAATGTACTTTGATATCCCATTATACTTTACCGTAATCACCTTTCCTATATCTTGATGTTGATTCAACAGCCGCACTACCTGTTTTAATAGCTAAGTCTAACATACTTGGTTTGTTAACTGCTGGTAAATTATTATAAACTCTTTGCATTGCTGCAAATGCATCAGAACGCGCAAATGCAAATTGTTGATTTGACGTATCAATACCTGCATCAATAATGTTAGTATCTAAATCAGCATCAAAACCTACATCGCGTAGTAAAGCAACAATTTCACCTTTACCTTCGCCTGCATTATTTTGAGCTGTAGCTAGTGCTGCACGCTTGTCTCTAGCAATAGCAAACTTTTCTGCTGCTGCTTTTTCATTTGATGCAATACGTTCAGCTTCAATTCTAGTTAAATCTTCACCGTATGCAGTATTAGCACTTTTTCTAGCAGCTTTATTTGATGCTGCCGTTGCATTTGCTTCATCTTGCTTTGCTTGATAATCTGCAAACGCTCCAACTGCTTTAAAGCCAAAGTTAGCTATGGCCATTGATACTGGATCACACATTTTTTTTCCTCATTACTAATAAAAATTCTTTGTTGTTCACTCCATATTTATGTTTTAAAGATGGTTTAAATCCACAAAATTGTAACCACTTTAAAGTTTTCCAATTGTCAGGATATACCCAATTATAAATATAATCGTATTTTTCATTTAATAGAGCCACCCAACTTTTGCATTCTCTAATAAATTGTTTTGTATCAGCATTTAAGTTATCACTTGAAAGTAACCATACTACACCAAATTTTTTAACAAATGGACAATCAGATATACCAAACATACCTACACATTCTTTATTACTTCCTATTATTGTAAATACTTTTGAATTTTTTAATTGAAATGCAGATAATAAACCTTCTAAGGGATTTATATTATGTGATATTTTAATTTCGTTTATATCTTGCTTTCGCATATTATTACTTAAATATACTGCATCTTTTAATGAAGCTTGCCTTACATACCCGGTCATGCTCTACGCGACCTTCTATGATAAAAGCTTTCAATTTCAGCAGCAACTAAATGCATAGGTAAAAACGAATTTGTTTCTACAGTTACAGTATGTTTTGTATTTTCTGCTTGCACTGGTACTTTAAATGTACCTGATACAATTGGCGGAGAATCAATTACAAAAGAAGAGTCTGAAATTATTTGACCATTCATTGTGTAACTTCTTTCATCACGATCTACAGGTTTAATTTTTACTTTAAAAAATCCTGTATCTTCATAATCAAAAGACATAGTACGCACTTGTAAGCGACCAGATGTTACAGATAACTGGCCACCATTAGGTGATTGTTCTTTTATATACACAGTTGATAATTGATATTTAGTAGTAAACTTAGTACCAAATATAGCATTTGGAAAATTACCTACAGCATAATATGTGGCACCAGAATTACTTAATGATAAGTCAACACCTGTAGCAGCATCAACTGCAAATAAATTTGTGCGTTCACCATATGGTGATGTGTAAGTTGTTTTGTTTGTTGCAGCATCATAAGTTCCAGTTAATTGTACTTTATGATCTAATGCCACATTAAAAGATAAATTAGTATCAGGTAAATTTTGTAAATCTATTGTGTATAACTTACAGTCTTGTAAATCATTAGCTATTACATACAATGTACTTTCAATAACCATACCACCTAAAATTTGCACACCATCAAATATCCATTTTGACCATGATGCTTGTATTTTTTCATTACGATCCCAAAAGTATTTATACACATACATTTCTTTTGCATATGTAGGATTTACATTAGAACTAACACTGTAAGGTGAAGTTGATTCACCATTAATAGTATCATAAGGAAACATAATAATTGTATCTTCCATTGCACATGCAAGCATTGAAGTAATTTTATTTGGAATATAAGTTGATAAACCAGCTGTAATATTTACAGAATCATTTGTTAATGTATCATTATCAGCATAGTATTCTCTTACAGCACTATAATCACCTTTTGTTTGCACAAAATATGCATAGTTACCAATTGAAATAGGCGAAACATCATCATTATGTTCAAATGTTGTTGTAGCTTCAATAGAAGCGTTTGTTGGTGTAAGTGCACCCTGATCTGATTTTAAAACAAATTGTGTTGTATCAGAAAATAATAATAATTGTTCGTTATATGACATTGCGTGTTTTAATGTTGATACTTGAGTTGATGATGCTGCAATATCAATAGTATCAGTATCTAAAGAATCTGTTCCTGTTGTTTTAAAGAAATTATAAAACTCTCCATTTTCACTAAATATAATATTTTCTTGTGATAAAAATCCTAATCTATTTTTATAAAAAGTTACATTGTTAATTGTTTTGCCCACAAAAGTAGGATTTGGATTAGTTGCTTCATCACCAGATATACGTTGATTCCAGGTTAATTGTTGAAATGTAAAAGTGCCATCATTGTTATTAACTAATGCATGTGGCATTGTAGCTGCATCAAAACCTAAAACAACTCCAGGTCCTACTGTTTCTTTCCAAACACCTTCTTGTTCAAATGATACATAATAATCTGAATAGTTATCACCTGTATCACCAGTAATTTTAATTACACTGTCTGTTGGTGCATAAAATGGTAAATCTTTAAAATCTTGTAATTCATCACGCACAACATACATTGCTTGTCCACCAAAACCATCTGATGTATTTATTGTATAACTAGAATTACCATCTGTTGGTTTTATATCTAATGTTGATGTATAAATTAATGTAGTAAAATAACTAGTAATACCACTATAATTTTTTAAGCCTTGTGTTGTACTTAAATTTGCATTTGTATCTGTACGGTAAGATCTAAATCCAATATCATTAGCTGTTCCGTCCCAATATTGTGATGATGTTCCAAAGCACAAAATATCAGCAATCTTTTTTGTATCTCTAAATTTTGCATCAGTGTCAAAATTATTTCCAGATGGCATTTGAAACTCAACAGCAATTTCATATGACATACTTGGGTGTTGTACTTTTACTTCATAGCTTCTACCGTAATTACTTTGTTTAACATAAACTAATCCACGCTCAATTTTTGCAGCACTAGTTGCTGTGCCCATTGCTGGTGATATCGATTTATTTACAACAAATGTGTAATCAGCAACAGAAACAAATTTGAAATCTTCTTTAGGATTTGTAGATGTTAAATATGCATTACCATTAGGAAAGCTTACAGTTTTGTTTACACCAGATAAATTCCAAACTTTAACATTTTGGTTTGTAAACGCTGTAATAAAAGCTGTGTCTGCATCACGTTGCACACCATGTATTGCAGCATTAGTTGGATATACATTACTTGAATCTAATGTGGCAGTATAATTTAATGCTGGTCTTTTTGATAATCCTTCAACTAAACGTGATTGTGCGTTTTCTTGTAATTCAGCTTGTGTTGGATTACGTTGTGTTGTTGTTTGTTGGCTAACACCATTAATTAAATTGGGTATACTTTGTGATATAACAGGCATTAATAACTTCTTCTTTGTGTACGGTTAATAATATTAAAAGTAGAATTATTGCCGGTAAGAATATTATAATCACCATTAGCAGCATCAGAACGCTCTGCATTAACAATTGCTTCTGCTTCGTCTTCTTGTGTAAATCCTGCTAATTCTTTTGATCCTAATACTCTTGCTTGAAATTTTCTACCAGCTTTGCAAACAATTAATTTTTTTGCGTATTCAGGAATATGTTCAAAATGTTGCACAGCTATTTCATCAACAGACATTGCAGCTGTAAAAATATCTGTTTTATTTTTTAAGTCGTATAAAAATCCATTACGTAAAGTAATATTATATTGTAATTTTGTTTCTTGGCTTGCATCTATTTGCACTACATTACTCGCAACAGGTATTTTACTATCACTATCTAATGCCAAAGTTTTATTGGTTTCAGTATTAAAATGCCAACCACGAGACTGCACTTCAACATTAGTCTCATCTAAAATTTGTATCGCCATTGCCACATCAACACCGGTATTTCCTGTTATGCTATTTACTGGTGCTTCTCCTATAATACTTAATAAAGTATTAACGGCTTGTAATTCAGTTGTTCCTGTAATTCTAAATGTCATTTTAATCCTTAATAAAAAAGGAGGACCATAAGATCCTCCTTGTTAACAAATAAATATTTAAGCTTATGCTTCTTTAATACCTACTGCTGCTTCTGGTCTTAATACACCATGTCCCATGGCATATTTAGCAACCATAAGTGTTCCTTGTCTTCTGATGTCGTATTCCATCTCAGTTGCAAGGTCCATTAGCTTAACAGTACCAGCCGCAGACGGATGGCATACTAAAGCTACGTAATTAGCTAAGTTAACTTGTTGTGGGTTAGATCCGCCTTGTGTAGCTGATCCACCGTCAACACCGGTTTCTGATGATAAATCAGAAGCTACGAAATGAGGTGTTGGTACTAATTCAATACCAGCCACTTTCATTACTCTACCTTCTGCAACACCACCATTATTACCACCTGAAAAGTCAACATTAACTGCGTTAGTAGCATTTGCTAATTTGTAGTATTCTTCTAACCTTAAGAAACACTTTCTACCTTCTTTTGGTACATAGTGTGAATCTAAAGCTGAAGCGGCATCAAAAAGCTCGTCAATAAGCGCATTAGCAGCAGTTGATGCTGTTGCTGACGCAATACCAGTATTTGTTAATACTGTACCTGCATCGCCACCAGAAATATTTGCTGATCCTTGTGCTGCTTGACCAATAGTTTGTAAAATGTGCTTATCTTTTTGGAAAGCTAAAGCTCTTCCAATTTCGTTTGAGTATGCACTTCTTACGTCCCAATGATTTTTTGCTTCTTCAATATTTGATAAGAAAGCTGAACTTACAAGTAAATCATTAATTGTAATAACTTTCTCATTGTGGTTTACATCTGTTCCTGTGATTTCAGAACCAGGTGTATGATAAGCAGCAGATATTCTTCCCATTACTGGAAATGATGCTGACTTACCGTTAGAGATAGATCTAACCATCTCTGCGCCTTGCGTTACACTA